TCCGAACAAGATTAAAGCGACGAGGTTTACTCATCGTCATCACTCCGAATCGGCTCAAAGATTGTTGTGTCATTAAAGTGGAATGGTGGTGCTGTTGGTAGTGGGTCAAATCCTTTCTGCAAGAACTCCTCTCGCGTAGAGTCAGCAAGCTGGCTCTGAATGGGCCTCTCATCGTCAAAGTAAGCCTCTGCTCCGACGAGCGATTTCGTAAGAGGCGTAGACGGATCGTCGTTCGAGACACGCACACCAATCACGTCAGGGTCGCGTTCGAACTGCTCTAACTTCATCGTCTCCTTTGCATTGTGAAGTTCCATGTGTGCAATTAGTTCTGCTCGTTCACGAAGCTTTGCGTTATTGTACTTGTTCTCTACCCGCTGCATCACGTCATCCATTTGATCTCCATTGTTTGCACCACGACGAACTTGGATTCGCATAAGTCGAAGCATTTCTTCAAGCGCGTCCTCGGTCGCATTCTCGATGTCTTGTACAAAGAAGCGCACGTTGTTCGATCGTGCAACCGATCCATCTGATTCTACAAGTTCTTCCACAAATGGTTTAACTGAATCACGGAACTGTCCGCGAGAAAGCTGTTGTTGTAGGTTACTGTTTGCAATTTGCTCAAACTTTGTCGCAGCAAAGATAGGTGCATCCTCGTACTCTTCAGAAACTTGCGAAAGTGTTGCGTCGCGTGTCTCAACCATTGCCTTATAGATGGCGTCAGAGAGGCCACTGTCGGCGTCAAGAGAGAGTTCTGCTACTCCCTGACCCGTGTGCCATAACTGTACTCCAGCTTCCTCTGAGGATGTCTCAGGCGTCTCCTCAGGCGGATCTACCTTATCCGTCTGTGGTCGTTTGATACCTTCAGGTAATCCATCAGAATCAATCATGTCATCAGGGACGCCCTCATTTGCCTGATTATCGCCAGCTCCACTTGGATCACGTTGATCTTCAGGAACATATCGAATGACGTTTTCTCGTCGTGGGACTTCTGTCTCAGGCTCGCCCGGACTACCAATTTTCAGACGAATCTCGTCAGCTTGGTCTTCATCGAGACCATTTTGCATTGCAACTTCTCGAACAATCGGCGTAAACTTCTCTTCGACCTCACGCCGCGTATCCTTAATTTGACGTTGTGTCTCTTGCTGTTGTGCGATTCCGCCAAATTGTCCAACAGCGCCTTCAGCAAATGCGCCGAGCGCAAACTTTGGAATCGGCATAACAGACATGATCCATTCAATGTCAAAGTTAAGCGCGTCTGAGATCTCGGCAACCTCGCCTGATACTGTGTCAACGCTTACGTCACCTCTGACACCCTGCTTCATACCCGGATGGAAGTTTTCCATCTCGTGCGAGCGCATGAACTCATTAATATCATCAGACTCCCACGGGTTGTCCTCGCCTCCAAACATGAACAGCCAGAGCGGGTACGCCTTGCTCGCAATTGCTTCGTCGTTATCGCAGAGCTTGTTACGTAGTCCTTCGATTCGTTCGCTCACTGCTTCAAGCCGAGACGTGCCAAAGACCTCACCAGCGTCAGCATCTCTGGCCATTTTAATAATCTCATCCTCACGGAATCCAACCTTAAAGTCATCGTCAGCATCGTTGTCAATGCCACGATTTTTACCAGAAACTGGTGTTCCAAAGAACGTTTCCGTCTCTCCAAGATCCTGAAGCCATGCTGCGGCTCCACCTGTCTCAGCAGCAGGAGCATCATCAAATTCTTCAACGTCGTCTGGCTGAAGTAAGATAGATTGCCCCGGTCGTGTGACTGCTTCCATCGTTTCAGCATTAACGAGCTTGAGTCCTGCAATGCGGTCAGGGTCATCATTAGCAGGAGCTTTTTCAACAAACGCAGTACCACGAACCTCTTGTTGGACAATCATTTTCTTCGCAAGCTGGCGGAAGTCTTGGCCGAATTCTCCTTCGACAATCGCACTCTTTGTAAGCCAGTGGTCAAGGTCGCGGAGAATTTCTTGATCAACGCCGCGAGCTTCAATGTAATAACCCGGCTCCATCACCTGTCGTGCAAATGACGAAATTGACTTTCGCACGAATGGTGTCGTCTCATACTGTCGCCAGTACTTTCGCATATTGTCTTTATCAGGCTCAGTCCTGTCAAAGTCAGACTGCTGGAACGTGTAAGGCTTAAATGGCCCTTCGTCCTCACTCGGGCGTGGTTCGTCATAGGAACGTACCCGTGCATCTTCCTGATCGGCAAGCTCTTCTGCCCGCTTTTGTACACCATCTCGTAATCCGCTTAGTCCAAATCTGTCTACCATTATGATAAGTCCTCTGTAATGTGTACGCGGAAAAAGGTGTCATTCGGATAACTTAGTGTGTCAGATCCATCAGTCGATTTAACCTCTGCTTCGTAAACGCCTGTATCACTTGTGTCGCCAGATTGCCAGTCATATTCAACAATGCCTAACTCCGCGTTATGGATAGACATTGTACCAGAATCGACAACATTCGTTTCTGCATCCGACTTTTTTACATTAAGTGTTTGTGTGAAACCAGTGATATTCTCAGGATCACCATTTTCATTAATTAACTGAACACGCAGTTCTGGTCCAGTGTCGCCAACTTTGAGTACATCTCCCTGAATGATATTAACTTCAGTCATTAATATCCTCCACTATGTTGATAGTATAATACCCATTAGATGGAAATGTTCGGCTCCCATCAGTACCAAAATCTACAACAAATTCTCCTTTATACGTACCAATAGTACTTGTATCTCCAGATTGCCAGCTATATTTTACACGACTTGTTTTATTATCTTCATTATCGAGAATATATGAAACATTTCCTGATGTATTGTCTGAAATAATATTGTTATAATCTTGATCTTGAACGATAAATGTTACATCATCAGCCGACGAAAGATCAACTGGTTCTCCAACTTCATTACGAAGACGTTTTTCAAAATCAGGATTTGTGTCACCTCGTTTGATAAATGTTACCATTGTTCACTAACTCCTCAGTGATCCAAGATTGAAAGGCTTCATCGATTCCTTGTCTGATCGGGCAAAGTTCTTTCGAGATCGTGCCCATACAGAAAGAGCAAGCGCATCAGAGAAGTCGTCGTGTCCACCAGATGGATGCTCAATTCGAACTTTGCCAGTACTTGTGTAACTGTACGTTAGCTCAAGACATTGGTTAAACATCTTATTTCCGTCAAGGTCATTTTTGCCCGGAACATGGTGGAATTCAATTTCTCCATTCTGGAACGTATTTTTCAGCGTGTTGTATAATGATTGCTTTTTATCGTTAGTAAACTTAAATCCTTCAACCTTTCGACCAAGATCTTCTTTCACTTGGTCAACAACACCTTCTCCAAGTCCGGTGCTGTCTACAACAATCTTCGTAAAGTCGTAGTAGGCATCGAGTTCACGAATTCGTCCCATGGCGTCAGTCATCGGCGCTTCTGCTTTATGTTCAACGTGGAATACATTTCCATTATCGTCTACGCATACGTATACAGAAGAGTCAGAGCCTTGTGCCGCAAGGTCTACACCCATGAAGGTAATATCACTTGTTCGGTCAACAGGCTTATCCACTGTACAGTTCATCAATTCTTCACGCTGGAAGAATGAGTCGCTCGACTCAACGAATTCACCGAGAATCTCCTGCTTAAATTGTGTGCTTGTTAGCTGCTGTTTTTGCTCTTCGATGAAATCATCATCAACAAGCGGATTAGCAGACGACGGAACTTGCTTTGTGTACCAGCTATCATCATTAAACTTATTGTACAAGAATCCTTTCTTACCAAATGGTGTTGAAAGTAGAATAAATGTCCCGTCACCAACAGCAAGCATCGGTGCAAGAACTTCTTGAAAGATCTCGTCTTTAACGAATGCCGCCTCGTCAACAATTACAAGATCAGTCCCGTATCCACGAATATTTGACCCATCTCGCCCAACAGGAAGACAAACAATTCGTGAACCATTGCCAAAGTGAATTTCAGTTCGTGTGTCTTTTTCAACACCCCAGTCCTCATTTGAGATGTCAGAAATGCGCATCTCTTTTTTGACTTGGTTAAACAGCTCCATCGACTGGCGCTGCGCTTTTGCTGTAATGAGGATCTCACTCCCCGGATACGTAACAGCCTTCCACAATGCGTACCATGCAACAGATCGAGACTTACCAACCTGTCGTCCAGAGACAAATGCTTTTCGATCAGATGGATGATCCATAAAGTCGCGCTGGTACTCAAATGGCTCTATTCCAATGTAGTGCTCGACGAAGTAAGATGGTTCGTCAAGTAGCTTTTCTGCATCAACCATTGTATCTTCCCACCGTATCAACATACTCTGGTTTTAGCACGAAGACGTTACTCTCATTTTCATCCGAGCACAATTCTTGCGGGAGTGCCAGCACATCTCTTGGGATCGCACTTTCTGCGCCGACTGCAAATGTCTCGCCTGCATCAAGTCCAACACGCATCATTACAGGAACGTCACTCCCAACATATAGTTTACGGTTGATGAAGTCATAGAGACTTCGTTCGATTACCGGCCCGTCTTCGTACTCTTGTACATTCATTGTTGCCCGGTAATAGCCTGAGGAAAACTCTTCAATCATCTGATTCCTCACGCTGTTTTCGCAATTCGCTGAGTTCATTTGCAATATTTTGATTCGCCTCAGCTTTTTGTGACTCGGGGTCATTGAGAACTCCAAGCTTCTCTAACTTTCGTGTTGTCGATCTATCAAGACGATCATATGCAATATTGATAACGTTCTCTTCATCCATCTTAATTGGCTTGCCGTCATCAGTGTAGCCGACAGTTTTATCTTTATGAACGACCCCCTTTTCATCAATGTAGTCGTTTGCATTCTTCATTTTGTGCATATCGATAGCAACGTTCCGAACCATTTCGAGTTTGTACTTTTGATCAGGCCCGAACGGTGCTCGATCGAGGATTGATTCAACAATTGAGTCAATCCATGCTTGCTCTGCTGAAGAACGGTTATCGTAGTAGTTCTGTCTGTCTGCATACAAGCCATGCTTTTCAGCATAGTTTGTGCCATGATTGGTGGAAATTCCACCATGAAGGTAGCAACGACCTTCACCAACGTGATCAGTACGAAATCCAGCACGATTGGCACAATAGCCTGTATCTTGATCCCATTCGTCAGGGATCTGCGGATCGCGTACCTCGGCACTACAGTAGTAATCGTCTTTTTCTTTATTTGGCATTAAAATTCACCGAGAAAGTTTCATTTATATACTATATGTCTCG